CTTGGCCCGTTCTCACTTGGTTCAATTGCAGGAAATGTTGCTCCCAATGTTAACCAGATGGCAACAGGAATGTTATCAGGCCAGTAACTGTACAAATCTCATAAGTACCAATTGAAATATTATGTTAAGTTATGAAATGGCTTGTTCTTTTGTTGTTGCTAGGACTTGTTGGGGCAACAGCAAAGAATGGTTGTCGGGTACATGAGTTTTCTGCTATTGCGTTCAATATCCATGACCCATCATTAAGGCATCAACAAATGTCAATGTGGCTTACGAACAATACTGGGTTTTGCTCAACTCAAGACCTGATAGGCATTTGGAATAACTTGGCAAGCTGGGCGGGAACGGCAGATTCTTCTGAGATCAGAAGCAAGATTATTGAAGGTTATCGCAATGCGGAAATAAGGGAAAAGAAATGATTGACTCAATCAGACTTTTCCCGCTAATTGAACCAAGTGGATATCCCCAAAAAGTGGATGCCACTGATAGGCGTGTCGAAAAGAACCAAGAGGAATATCGAGCGTTTCTGCAAAACAAAAAAGCACAGCAAGAACTTCAAGATTTGCAATTTGAGATATACACAAAAACTTATGAACAAAACAAACTTAGGTTGGAAATATTTACTAACCGCAAGCTTGATTTCTACGTTTAGTTTTGCGGCTGAACCTAGCAAGCCAGTAAAGGCGGTGGTAACTCATGTCATTGATGGCGACACTGTGGCGATTGAGGCCAAGTGGATACCACTGCCAATGAAGCCTGTTATTGCTGTTCGGGTTTATGGGGTTGATACGCCAGAGAAGTCTTATCGGGCCAAGTGCGAGGCAGAGGCGGCATTGGGTGAAAAGGCAACTGAGTTCACAAAGAACTTGATTGCACAGGCCAAAAGGATTGAGGTCAGTTACTACTCTTGGGATAAATATGGTGGGCGTGTTCTGGGTGATCTGTTGCTAGACAAGAAAAGCCTGAGAGCGTCTTTGATAAACAATGGTTTTGCTAGAGAGTATTTTGGCGATGCCAAAGAATCATGGTGTGAGTAATGGAAAACACAAAAGAGAAGCTGACCTTTTACGTCACCTTTATGGTGAGCATTACATTGTGCATCTCAGTTTTGGGCATGGTCACAGCCTTTCTCCTCGGTTTGTGGGCCAAGGAAGTGGACAACGCAGAGATATTCAAGATGATCAGCCCAGCATTCAGCACACTGATAGGCGGGATGATCGGCTTTCTAAGCGGCATCAAACTTAATCAATCTGAAGACGCAAAACCAAAGGAGAAATAAATGCTAGGACTAGACGCACTATTGCAAGTTGGCGGCAAGCTTATTGACAAGCTGATTCCTGACCCAGAGGCCAAAGCCAAGGCTCAGTTTGAGTTGGCAAAGATGGGTCAAGATGGTGAGTTGGCTCGAATGGCTAACGAAACCAGACTGTTTGAGGTAGAGCAAGAAAACGTCACCAGACGGGCTGAAGCAGATATGGCTAGTGACTCTTGGCTTTCCAAAAATATACGCCCTATGACCCTTGTATTCCTTTTGGTGGCCTATTCTGGCTTTGCCGTTGCCTCGATCTTTGATCTTGAAACCCGTGCTGCTTATGTTGAACTACTTGGGCAATGGGGAATGCTTGTAATGAGTTTTTACTTTGGCGGCAGAACAATGGAAAAAATTGCCGATAGGATGAAAAAATGAAAGATAACTTTGAATCTTGCTTGAAAGCAGTTTTGGCACATGAAGGTGGCTATGTTAATCATCCACACGATCCAGGCGGCATGACCAACCTTGGCGTGACCAAACGGGTCTGGGAAGAGTGGGTAGGCCATGAAGTGGATGAGAAGACCATGCGAGGCTTAACACCGGAGATTGTTGGCCCAATGTACAAGGCTAAGTATTGGGACAAGATCAAGGGCGATGACTTGCCTAATGGCGTGGACTATTGCGTGTTTGACGCTGCCATTAACTCAGGGCCTGGCAGAGCCGCTAAGTGGTTGCAAGCCGCTGTAGGAGTTGATCCTGATGGCGGCATTGGCCCAAAGACTTTGGCTGCTGCTGATAACTTTGGGGCTGAAGAGTTAATCAAAGCTTACAACGATAGAAGATTGTCTTTTCTCAGCGACTTACCCACTTGGGACACCTTTGGTAAGGGCTGGACTAGGCGTGTCGCTGAAGTAAAGACAAAGGGTTTAGACATGGCTTAAATAGCCGCACCTAAAGCCTTTAAACGCTCTAAGTGGGCTGTTGTATGCCTTGCCCGTTTGACAGTATCAATTGACTTTAAAGTGGCATCGTTAGCCAGTTTGAGGTTTTTTAATTTTGTCATTTTGTCTCTTGGAATGCAATTTGGATCTTTTGCAACAATGTCAGCAAGCTTCTCATACTCATCTTGCCAAGTTTCTAGCGTTTCAGAACTTATATGAGGCGAATCCTTTGTGGGAATGTAGATATGAAATAAGCCAGTTGTAGCAACCGCAACAACTTCAAACACTTCCTCCTTGTTTATTGTCTGCTTTGGTTTTTCAACTTTCTTAGGAGCAACTAAATCAAGCGGGTTGGCTGGCTTTCCTGTTGGAGTGGCAACAACATGAGTTGTGCCATCAGCATCATTGTCACCCTCGGTTGGTATACAGAAAGTTTGCAAGCAAGCGTACTTATATGCCGCTGACATGGCTTTGTTGGTTGCCTTGTCTCCAGAATCCATTGCCTCGCCTGGCATAGAGACAACGTGGCAAGACCCATCCTTTGTGGAGACAAAAGTAAAGTCAACATTTACAGTCACATAGAAAAGTGATCGCCCATTACCAGACATTCTTTCAATGACTTCACGGGATTTAATTGCGGGGAGTATGCACAGACCAACATCCGCAAGGATCGGTGCTAGAGCGTTGTAAACGTCATCAATTCCCCGAAAGGAATATCCCTGCTGTTCATTGCGTCTTTTTTTGCCAATGCCCTCTTTGGATAACCTTGCCATGACCTCGGCAATTGCTTCATATACATGAGTGGCCTCAGTCAGTTTGGCAGGAGCAAACTCTTTGTTGTCAGTGTTTGATGGCATTTTGAATTTCCTCCTCTGATAACTCAGAATTGATAACTGCCAAGACAAGTTCTGCGATGGCCTCTACAGCCTTTTCAGCAGTTTCCCGTGGCATCTCAGGGGTAGCTTCCATCATGGCCTCTACAGCCATTAAATAGGCTTTCTCAATAGTTTGCACGTTCATGTCCACTCCTTGATGCTCAGTGAGGATTGGCGAATGGAGTAGGCTTCCTTGGCAGGGGTGATCTTCTCTAAAGATGCTTTGTAAGACCGCATAGGCCATGAAATGTGCAGACTGCCAACCTTGCCCCTTTCGGCATTGCCAAGCAGCATCTTGATTTCTTTTTCATCCGAATCAATCTCAGATTCTGCTTTGCGGATAAGTGTCTTGTTGTGAACAATAGCTTGTGCCAGTTCTAATGCGTTGCCATCTAACTCAATTTCTTCTTTTTTTGCATAGGGATAAAACCGATCCACTTCCCTGCTTGACTCAGGTGGATACCAATCAATCTCCTTAGATTTGGTGTATTTAAAAAGCTTGTTGTCAAACTCAAGCACTGAGCTAATAATCTTTTGCTGAGTTTCGTAATGCGTATCAAACAAGAAAACCCTCAGTTCAATGCCGCCATACAGGACACACACTGCGCCCCATCTAAAGCCAGTGACTAGCATCTGGCCTTGCAACTGGATAGGCCCTCTTGCTAAGTGTGGCGTGTCTTCAGGATTTGTCTTTGTCAGCTTGGCCTCAAGAACACCTGTACCAATTAACTTGATACTTGGAGCACCCACTACATGGATGCCCTTAGACGGGTCATGCGTGATTGTCTGACCCTCACCCTCGCCTGTCCCATCCAAGGAACAGGAAAGAGGGACTAGATCGTGCGTGAAGGCTTTTCTAATGTCGGTATCAAACTGAGTAATTCCCAACCTTTTTGCCGCCTCACTCAAAATAACGGGTTCTAGGGTATTCCCCCATCCCATTGCCTCATTCCCTATATCGGGTCTCTC